GTTTTTATGCTGACCCCAACCTCTTAAAAATCACACCACTTTTTAGCTCTCTGACCTTGGAAATAATAGAAACCCTACAAAACAAATGGTTTATTGTATTAAAAAGGCTTATTATTATTGACTTTCTGACCAAAGTCAGATAAGGTCAGACAAATTACAAAAAGTCAGACAAACTATTACTATTAAGATGATATTACTTGCATTGCCGCATCTTAAAAAGCATTTAGGTATTGCTAAACAATCTGTTGCGTATCTTGCAAATAAAACAATAAAAGATGCTGTTATATTCCGTGATAAAAGCAAATACATAGATATAAGCCATGTATTATTCAAAAACTACTATAAAAACAAAGAGCAAAGCCTCAAGCAAAGTTATAGCGAGTTTGTAGAAGCGTGTAAGCCTGATTGTATCATTCTTGAAACCAAACAAGACTTAGAGCAACAAGGGCAACAAACGCATAAAAATAATTTAGATAATATTTCTATCTATACTACCAAGAAAATAGATGCTGTAGGGCATTTAACGCTTAAAGAGATTATAGAGCAGTTTGGTAGTACGCATGAATTTTCGCACGAAATGCAGTGCTTAAAGGAAGTGCTAGAGGTGCAGAAGCTAACAAACCAAGTACACAAGCAAAGAGGGCAATTAATAGATGCAGATGTGCTTGATAAAATAATTACTGGTTACATTGACACGCTTGCAGATTTAATATTAAACGATGGTATGAATTATGCTTGCCAACAGATGGCATTACTTACAGATGCGAGCAAACAAAAACAGATACTTTTTATTGATAAAGTACAAGGAGAATATTCACGCTTTATAAAAACCACTAAAACAAAGATTAAAAAGGTGATAGAAGATGCTAAAAGTAAATAATATTGCAGAATCAAGACTTTATAAAACCTATGCTATACAACAATTTATTATTAGTTGCTAGGACGGCAAGTAAAAATAAATTATTAGAATTGTTACAAAATGGCAGAAAATAAACTAAAAATAGATTTATCTGGTTTAGGCTTAACTGCTAAACTGCCTACCTTAACTTATGAGCAAGCCAGTTTTTACAGAACATTATATTACTTGTTGATTAACTGCTTAGGTAAAGGCACAGAGTCACAAGATATTAACAACGCCAAGAAAATAATAGATTTAATAGTATCACATAAATTAGAGTTAGAGCTACAAAGTGCTTACCACAATTTAAAAAGCAAAACGCCAGAGGAAGTAAACAACGAGCTAAACAAAAATCAGAACATTGATAACTTGATTATTTATTGCTGGTTTGAGTATTGCAAACATAAAAAACAATCTATTCACTTGCTAGACTTTGAGCAATCCAATTTAGAAACGCAAGAAGTAGAAGTAGATGAATTAGGTAAATATAAAGTTGCTATTGTTTTTGATGAATACGATTTAGAAAGACTAGACAAAGCAACACGCAATTTTAAAGATAATAAAGTAACTTTATCTGTCAGTGCGTGGAGTGCTAACAATAGAATTTTGGGAGCTACTAGCAACAGGGCAAATAGTTTGTATGATTATAGTGTTGTACCTTATCTAAAAGAAATAGCAGACAATCTAAGTATCAATAGCGACACACAAGAAGTAGCATTAATGAAAGGTGTACAGCTTGGAGCAACGACAGGCATTATGGAAAACTTTATCGGATACGGCATAGAGCATGTAAGCAATGCATCTATGCTAATGGTTACAGCTACAGACGACCTAGCAAAAGAGCGTATGGATAAATTCATTAAGCCTATGATTTTAGATTCAAAGATGGAGCATAGGATTATTTCTAGTGATTTTTTTAGCAAGAATAAAAAAAGCGGTGCAACATCTAAACAGATGGAATGGGTAGGCGGTGGCTATTTAAAAGCAATCGGTAGCAATAGCGGTTCTAGTTTGCGTTCATTACCAATTAAATATTTATTACTAGATGAGACGGACAGTTACCCAGAGAAAGTAGGCAAAGATGGAGACCCAGTTACTCTAGCTGTAGCACGTACAACCACTTTTGGGGCAAATAAAAAAATATTGTATATCAGTACACCGCTTATAGAAGAAACTAGCCAGATATACAAAGCGTATTTAGTCGGAGACCAACGCAAATATGTAGTACCTTGTCTAAAGTGTGGAGAGTATCAAGATTTAGTATTTAACAAAGTAAATAAAGAAACAGGGGAGATTTACGGTTTAACTTTCAAAACTTTAGAAAACGGCAATTTAGATTATGACAGCGTAGAATATTTATGTAGAAGTTGCCAACATCCACATAAGAACTATCACAAGACAGAGATGCTTGCACGTGGTAAATGGATGCCAACCGCAGAACCACAAAAACAGGGTGCTGTTAGTTACCAGATAAGCGGTTTATATTCTCCTGCCAGTTTTAAATCTTGGGAGGATATTTGCTACGATTGGTTACAGTGCTGGGATATTTACACAAACAAACCAAAGGATATAGACAAGCTACAGGTATTTTATAACAATAATTTAGGTGTGCCGTTTAGAGAGGTAAGGGAAAAATTACAAATGTCTGTAATTTCACAGCATAGGCGTAATTATGCTAGATACGTATTACCGCAAGCATACGCAGAAAAGCATACAGGGCAAAAAATAAGATTAATCACGGCAGCGGTAGACGTCCATGCGGATAATCTAGCAGTTATAATAACTGGATGGGCGGCTGGCAGATGTTTTTTACTAGATTACACACGAATTAAAGGCAAGTGTATACATGCAGATGATGATTCATGGGGCAAGTTATGGGAGCTAATGAGCAAGCAATATACAAGTATAGACGAATCAGACCCAGTAACCGTTGCAGCTATTTTTATCGACACAGGATACAAGCAATACACAGTAGCAAACGCAGCTAGTAACGCACCTGATGCCATTAAAAAGAAAATACAGCTAATTAAAGGTGAATCTAGTGGAAAAATTAAGCAAGTAAATTTTAAATATGGTGCAAAAAATTTAGCAGGTTACAGACAGATAATTATATACACTGATAACTATAAAGATTTAATCCATGGTAAGTTGCAGTATGCTTGGCAACAAGGCGAGACTATGCCAGATGGCCACTTCAATACTTACAACACAATATCTACACAGCAACTGAAAGAGCTGACTAACGAGAGTAAACAAGAAGTAGTAGATAAAACAACTGGCAAGATTATCGGTTACAAATGGCACAGAACTAGAGATAATGAATTATTTGATGGTTTGGTGTATAATTACTGTGCTATTGAATTCATAGCACAGGTATACTACAATGATTACGCTAAAAAATATACAGACTTACCAGAATTTGATTTGGCGTATTTTTGGCAAACATTATTTCCTATAATTGAGCAACAAACTTTTAACAATGACTAGTAGTACTTTTTGGAGCGACCAAAAAACACAAATAGAAACACAATTAGCACAGGTTAGAAGTGCCATATCTGCATTATTAGTCGGAGGAGTTGAAAGTTATCAGATAGACGATGGACAAAGCAGACAATCTGTAACTAAAATAGATATTGCTAATCTGCACAAACTAGAAGCACACTATCTATCACAACTAAAAGCGATTGATAATAATCTAAACCCAGATTTAGCTAAAATCGGAGTAGCTTTATAATGCCTTACACGCAAGAATTTAAAGAAAAAGTAGTAGCAGAATCGGCTACTACAAGTGCTAGAAAATTAGCAGAAAAATATAATGTATCTAATGGAACTATAAGCCACTGGATTAAACACGCTAATACAGCAACACAGGAAGCCGTACAACCGCCAATACAAGCATATAATAGTGGCAGTAGTAATATTGGCTACAGCAATGATTTTACCGCTGCTTTTCAATTACGACTTTTTGAAAACGACACAGTAAACACGTCTAACGCAAGCAACACAGCTTTAGACTATAGCAGATGGGCTAATCTAGCCTATGGAGCTAGAACGCTTTACATGCAGAACGGTATAGCAGCTACTATAGTAGATAGATTAGTTGCTAGCGTGGTAAACACAGGGCTAATACTACAAGCAATAACTGATAATCTGGAAGACAGTAAAGTTATAGAAAAAAACTTTAAATTATGGGCTGATAATCCTTATTTGTGCGATTATTCACAGCAAAGAAACTGGAGCGAATTACAAGCACAGATATACCAATTATCTCTAGTATACGGTGATGTACTAGTAGTAGCACACGCAAGCAAACAAAATAATTTACCAGTAATACAGGTTATTAGTACTGACAAATTAACTAACCCACTAAACGCCAATTTGCCAGAGGGGCATTATATGCAAGATGGGGTACAAATTAATAAATTTGGCAAACAAGTTGCATACTGGGTAACCGCTGCAAATGGTACAGTTAAAAAAATAAGTGCATACGGTCGTGTAAGTGGCATGAAGCGTACAGCATGGTTAGTGTATGGACACAGAACAAGACGTGTAAATGGCGTAAGAGGATATCCGCCTTTATCTGTTGTTTATGAATTCTTAAAAGATGTAGATAAACTAAGCAAAGCAAATATCAAAAAAGGTTTACTATCATCACAAATAGCTGCTTTTGTGAAAAAGAACATGGTTGAAAGCAATAGTATGCCAAACTATAATCCGCTTGCAGAAGCAGCAGGGCGTACTACTGATAAAAAGCTAACAGCATCAGACAGTGATAATGATGTAAACTTTAGAGAGCATAGCATCCTAGATAGCACTGTAGTAACTGGTTTAAATGCTGGTGAGGAAATAGTGCAGATTAAACAAGAATCTATGGGTACTGACTTTATTAGCTACCAGCAAGCACAAATAAAAATTTGTGCATACGCTTTAGAAGTACCGCCCAATGTTTTTGGGATGGAATATGACCAAAGTTTTAACGCCACGCAAGCAACTAATAACCAGTTTAACGCAGTTATAGAAGCAAAGCGTA